CCTATCCACACACCATACTGTGTGTCACCTTTAATCCAGTTAGCAGCTGTAAACCTCATATCGTCTACATATTCAGTATTTTTATACTTATCGTTCATAAACTCCCAGATTTCAGCTTCTTTCTTAGAAAACTGTTCATACAGTTGTGAGTTAATTTCGTTTAATCTATCTGAGTTAGGGTCTTCACCAAGCTCTGCAGCTGCTTTAACTGTAGCTTTAGGAAGCATAGGATTGTTTTCTGTTATGTTTATAACGTTTTCTGCTAATTGTGGATTAGCTTTAGCTATTTCTTGATAATTTTTATATAATCTGTTTTGTCTATCTTTGATTTTTAAAAAATCTTTTTCAAAAAAATAATCTCCAAATATCATTCATTACCTGAATTTAGTAATTCTGCTATAGCAGGATGTGGATTTTGAGAATACAATGCAGCTAAGAATATATTCGTATCACTATTTCCTTCTATAGGAAAACTACCGTCTCCTATTGGGACACCTTCAGTTACTGGTTCTGATGGTCTATCTGTTGCACCAAAAACATTAGGTCTTTGAGACATTCCTTGTTGACTTGGTACTGATATACCTTGATTGTTAGGTAATGGTGCAGCTTGTTGTTGTTCTACTAGTTGTTTACCTTCACCATAATCTTGTCCAGGTATTCTACGAATAGGTTGTTTGGAACTAGCTGGTCCACCATCTGTTCTATTTTGACCTGCACCTGCTCCAGGACCTGGTGCTGCTACTGGTGCTGGTTTTCTAGGTTGTCTTGCTCCACCTCTACGACTCTTTGCCATTATAAAAATCCTTTGTTATTAATATAATTATACCTTTTTGTATATTTATAATTTCAGTTACATTTTCTGACAATATGTCTAATTCATCAGTTACACCGTATTCTTGGTATATTATGTCCCAAAACTCTGTTTCTAAAAATTCATCCATTTTACATACCAAAAGCTTGTGCCATTGTTGGAGGTCCACCTTGTCCTCCCATCTGTTGTGCTAATTGTTGTTGTATCATTGCTTCTTGCTCTGGAGACATCTGTGGTTCTTCAGGTGTATAGAATTGTTTCATTATATCAGTTATAGCAGATGGATATTCATATATAGCAATAGCTGCCATAGTTGCTTGTGCGTCTCCTTGTGCTGACCTAGCTAATATAGAATCAAATAATACTTGTTCTGCTTTATTTTTTCTAATACGTTCTTGTACTTTAGCTATATTTTCTAAACCATCAATGTTATCTTGTAATGTTTCTACGTCTATAACACCTGCTTGTAGTAATTGCAAACCAGTTACAATTTTTTGTGGTTCATCAAAACCAGCCATAACACCGTAAATACGTCTTGTTCTAAAGTCTCCACCTATATCTGCTAATGGAGAATAGTTTTCTGCAAAAGCTGAACCGTTAAAGAAACCTGCCATAGGTTTTTTAGAAATTTCTTGTGAGTAAGATATTACTACGTCCATTTCTAAACGTTTAGCGTCCATTTCAACAATAGCGTGTTTTACTATTTCTCTATATTCGTTAATCATTAATGACATAGCACCATTAAGTTCTTGCAATCCAGCACCAGTAACAAAAGAGTTAGGTGACTGTGCATCATCAGTAACTGGATAACCACCTACTAATCTAAGCTGTCGTTCTAATCTATCTATTTGTTGAAACAACTGATACGGAATGTTGTTCATTGGTTTAGAAACCTGCGTACCTGGAGCTAGATAATTTACTGCAAATCTACCTTTTCTGTATTGTCCAGATTCTATCTCTCCTGATATGTTGGTTTCTGTAAATACGCTATCTTCCATAGCGATTGCTGACATAATGTTAATCTTTGCCATCATTGCCATCAAACCTATTACGTGGTCGTATTGACCTTTAAGTTGGTCAAAAGAAAATTTCTTCATAAACACAAATGGTGGTGTAGATAATACGTTTGGTATAAAATCTAAAATCATATTACGTTCTGGAAATACTACGTAAGTACCGCCTTGGTCGTAATATTCAATAATACGTACACCAGAGTATGTGTTATCTTCCCAACCTTGTTCTCTGTTGTTTTCATAAGACATAAACGGAGTAGCTGTATCTGATTGTGAATCTGTATCATCTTCATCTATCTTTAAAATTTCTTTAGAAAATTCTGGATAAATTTGTGCAAGTTTATATCTAGGAACACGTCTAATAACAGCCATTTCTCTTGGTTGTTGGTCAGGTCCAAAGTTTCCTGGGAATGTATCATAAGGGTCTCTTAGTTCTGCTGATGGATAAAGATAACCATTTTTATCTCTTCTTGTAGTTATTACCCACGCACAATAACCATAACCTGGTAGCCACCTAGATGCTTGTGCTAATTGTAAAGTTAAGTTTTGTTTTTCATCATAGTTAGTAACAATACGTTCTAATTTTTCTGCACGTACTTTACTTCTTTGTGAATCATTTTCATTAGGTACATCTACTCGTACTTGAGGTATACCTGAAATCTTTTGTGCAAGTCGGTCTATACCTGACTGCAACATGTTAGGAGCTGGTAACAAATCAGCATCAGAGGTTTCCATTGTGTTACCTAGTAAAGCTTTAATACCATCAGCACCACCATTAAGGATTGCTTTTATTCTAGCTTTCTGTACTTGACGTTCTTGTACTAATTTACCTGATGTAAGTTCAGCAGCATTTTTAACTATCTCTTGATAGTTTTTAATGTCTAGGTTTTCTATCCCCATGGTGCTTCGTTTATATCTGTCATTTTATAATCTCCATAACTTGGATTATAGTCTAATCCTATATCAGCAGCATGCTCTTTTTGCATACGCCTAAAAACTTTCATTGGAAACCAACTAGCCATAACTATGTCAGTTTTCTCTTTGTTTCTTTTGGAAACAGGTTTTCCATCAAAGTATAACAGTTGTTGACGATATTTCTGTACTTTAGCACTAGATTCCCCATCACCAGTAGGTAGGTGTATTTTTTTAGCTTCAAACAAATCAGCCATAGCACCTACACCATATAGTGGGTCGTGTTTGTTTTTACCTGTTAAGTGTCCTTGTACTGTTATACCACTACGTAATGTAAATTCTTTTATTGCAGCATCTTGACGTATAGCTGTTTGGAAACCATTTTCTTCTACTATCCAATGTCTACAATCGTACTTATGTGTCCAATCAGCCATTTGGTCTAGTGCAGCTCTAATACCTCCACCTCTTCTGTTTTCTAGGTCAACTAGATATAACTCACCACGGTATTGGTCTATACCCCATAGCACTGATGCTTGATACCCTGATGATGCAGGGTCAAGTCCAGCTACTAAATATAAGTTTTTATATACTTGTCCTAGTACTAAGTCAGGTCGCATACATTGGTCAACTACGTTCATAGTAAAAATTTGTGTACCTTCTACATATGCTTGATTGTAATAAACCATTTCAAATGTTTGTCTACCACCAGTTGATTCAGCAGAATGTAATCGAGACATTAGCCATTTGTAAGAACGTTTGCTTGACCATAACATACAATCTATGTGTTCTTCTTCTAAGTGTTCAGGTATTTCACAGATTAAATTATGTGCAGTTTCTACAATGCTTGTAAAGTTATCTGATTCAAGTAAGTGATTATATAAATCATCAGGATGTTGTCTTGAACCTATAACAACAATAGCAGTGTGTTCCTCTTTACGACTTGATAGAGTTGTTGTCCACCATTGTCTAGTACTTTCTCTTGCACCAGGTTGCATAGTAGTTTGATGGTCTTCAATGTCATCAGCAATAATTATGTCACAGTCACGTGATAGAATCTTTCCACCCTTACCTACAGCTACCATTGTTGGTGATTTAATACCTGCAACAGTTCGTGTACCTACAGTAAATTGATTCTGTGACCAGTTCTTACCTGACCTATTGTCGGGTTTAAAAGATGTACCAGGTGGACAAAAAGCTTCACGTAGTTCTTCATTAGTATCTAACACATCAAGCACAGCAGATAGTGCATTTTTCGCAATGTCTTCGTTACCACCAACCCACATAATCCTAGTGTTAGGGTTTCTACATATCTGATATACAGCAAAGTGTATTAACAGTTCTGTTTTACCGTGTCTAGGTGGGCTTAGTATTAATAACTCTTTACCATTTTCTATACTATCTATAATGTTATTTACCCAGTTAGTATGAAAGTCTGCTGTTTCGTACTGTACCCCCAACTCGGTTCGGAAATATTTGTTACGGAAGTTAGCAAAATTTTCTAATGCATCCTTTGCGTCATCAGATAGTTCCCAATCTTCTCCTGCAACTTCGTTGCGTACGTCAATCTTGTAGGCACCAAGCATACGAGACACAGTAGCTGATGTGCAACCAAGGAGGGAAGCAGCGTCAACTACCGTCATCTCGCCTGTTGCAACTGTTTCAGCTATTCCCTCGCTTACGAAAGCTCGGTAATACTGTCCACGTCTTACAGTTGCGTGGTCTCCATCATCAGAAGCTCGTTCAGCGTTTATGGGTTTTACATCAACTTTCTTGTTGTGGGCTTTATCTCTAGCAAACTGTCTCTTTTGGCAAGTAGGGGAGTGGAATTTACGCTGTTTACCCTTTAATTTCTTCCTACAACCCTCGGCTATGCAGATAACGTTACGCGTAGTATCGGTCATGTTTCACTATCTTTCCTTAGATGTTTGCCTAGTGAGAATTATATGGTATAGTTCAGTTAATTACAAACATTAAACGCAAGTATTTTGTTACAGGTAAAGTTGCAATCGGGATGCGGAAAGCTGCTGACTGGCGAGACAGTACACTAGAAAGACAAAGGCAGTACCCAGGGACACTTAGAAAGCTTTAATCAAACTAACCAGTACTAATGCCCGCTAGTGCCCTCAAAGACTATAGACACAGGGGTTTACAGTACAAAAGATTACCAGCATATATTTTTATACATACGTATATACTAGAGAAAGGCTACATTAACATCGGTAGGTCAAACAATCTGTAATCTGTACTCTCTTTGATAGACTATCTGATAGCTTAATCTGTACAGTATCTTGTTATGAGTACAGATTCCATATGGTTGACCTTCCGAAACAGACTTCGTCTGTTAATATACCACCTAGTTAGTTAATACTGTATCCATATGATACTAGATGATATAAATATAATTAGTCATACAAGTTAATCTAATATTCACCTAGATAACCTATTGTTTTTTCTCAGGCTACGCAATCGAAAAAAAAAATCTATTAAAGGAGATATATGATAGTTGCAGAAACTACTAAAGCTGTTGATACAGTTGCTAAAGATACTACTAATGATACTAAAACAAATAGTAAATCATTTGAATGTGTACATTGTGGTGTTACTAAGACTAAAGGTAAAGATAACTTTCGCCAAGCTGGTAGCGAATATAACAAAGCTACTAAATCTTATGATATTGTTGAGAAGTTTATCTATTGGTCTGCTTGTACACCTTGTGTGGATAGCTTTGCTAAGGGTAAAACTTTAGTTAGTTAATATTAGATTACTAGGTGGGTTATTAATTTAGCCTACCTAGTTTTTTTTTAATAGTGCTGTTAACTAGTCAATGTCAGGCGTGAGCGATAGCTTTCTTATTTTTCTGTTCTGCTGTCGCAATCACATAAAAATAAAGGAGATTATATGAGAAGTTGGATTAGATATTGGATAGCTATCCCAATAGCATGTGCTATTAAAAATAGACTTAGTCTATATGAAGTATATAGCCAAGCATGGGAACTAAATAATATTCACTTAGGTAGATATAGATTTAGATATGACCCTAACTACAAGCTTATAAATAAGAAAGGAAAATAATGATTAAATTATTTGAAATTAAAATGCATAATGCAATATTTGATATTGAATATGCAAAAGTAGACCTAGCTGATAAATTATACGTTTATAAGGTATATTGTAGTGTTGGTAATTCTGGTGATTTATTAGCAGGAGATTTTGACACTATAAATGAGGCTATTAATTGGATAACTAATGATGAGCAAGCTAAAGCTAGTGCTTATTATTATACTAATCTAGAACAAGAACTTATGAATGCATATGGTGAATATAGTATTGCAAGTGAAGAATGGTATAAAAATATACCTAATGGCACAATGGCTATTGAAATACTTAGAGAATATTTACTAGAACAAACATACTACGAGAAAGGAAAACTATGAATAAGATATTATGCGGATACTGTCAAGATACAGTGTCACAAGCTGATAGATATTGGTACTTTGGTAAGAAAAACTATCCATTATTTCTACATAGAAGTTGTGGTGTTAAAGCACACGAACAAGGTGAGAGTGTTTGGACATTCCATAACATAGCTAAAGTAAATATGGATATACTTGCTAAACAAGAAGTACTAAATAGACCTACTCAGTTAAAATTAATGGATATGGATAACTAATGGAAGTATTAGAAATACCTAAAATGGGTTGGCATTTTAATATTATGTATTTTTATCGTGAAGAACTAGAAGAACTAGTTTCAATAATAGATATGGATAACTAATGGGTTGTCCATATCAACAATGTAGTCAAGAGACTATTTGTGAAGAGTGTCTAATAGACGAACAAACTGCTATTAGATTCTTAACAGAAAGGAAACAATATGATTGATATTACTACATGTTCAGAATGTTTAGGCGAAATACAATATCAGAATAAAGTTATAATACATAATAACTGGGTATATTGTGACTCAGAATGCCTAAACGAAAGAATATTATTAGAATTGTCATACGCATGGATAGTATTTAAAAATCTAATAGACGAGTATGATAATGTACCATTTGACCCTAATACATGGGGTGTACATACACTACAAGATAGTTTATGTTAAGCATTTTTTATGCTTCCGCCCACGGCATCAGCCTAAAAAAATATAGAGAGGATACTATGAATATAGTTGAGATTAAAACTGCAATGGACGTGTTAAAACCATTGTTTAATGCAGAACAAATTACAGAGTTAAACGATATGGTAGAAGTAGCAATAGCTAATTATCATGACGGATTAACAGTAGCGAGTATTAATGAGGATTTGAATGTACTTGGTATAGTACCTATAAAAGATATATTCGAAGATGATAATCCATTTGATAGCTAGTAGATTGCTTCTAACATACATTAGTTGTGTGTTAGGAGCTATGTATATGCATAGTAATGGTAGGTTTCAAAGCGATATAACAGAAGAGCATACAATAGCCACCTACCAAGTTAAACAAATAGAAAGGACTGCTAATGAGTAAAGCAGATTATCAAAATCCAGTATGTGGTATTACTGGTGTCGAACTAGAATGGGGCGAACGCCTATGGATGAGTACCTATATTGACGGTAACTTAGAACAAATACCTTTGTATCTAAGTAAAGACGCAGTACTTAAACTGCACAAACAGTCACCTAGTTACAAACCTAAAAACAAAGTATCAGATGATACTAATAATAATCAAGTAGACAATTCTGCTGTTTCAGAATTAAATGAGACTACAGAGGAAGTTACTGTATAGTATTAAATTAACTAGTGTGGTTATTAATTTAGCCACATTAGTTTTTTTTAGTGAAAGGAATTAATGAACAATAACAAACTAGAAAATCTAGAACAAACAGTTGACGAAATACAAAATAAAATAGAATTAATTGGTAATACGTTAAATTTAATAATATCTGAATTAGGTGATGAAAATACTGAGTTTCAAGCAAAGTTTATATCATCTACATTATCAGTAGATAAGTTTCGTGATGAGTTTACAAAATTCGTTAACGAAGAAGGCGATGATGATATTAAATTTACAATGATAGAAGTTAATGAAATGATAGAAAGGCTTAAAAATGGAGAATGAATTAGAAGAAATTTATGCATCTATTAAAGGTATTGTTGAAGTAATGGAGATATTACAAAAACAAATATCTGGACATACTGAAATACTTAAGTTAATGACTAATTACGAAGAAGAGTAATGGGTGGTTGGTTGCAATGTTTTAAATGTGATAACTGGCATCACACACATAACGGTGGTGCCTATATCAATGGTGAAACATATTGCGAAAATTGTGCTGGTGAAATAGAAGCACATTGGCTATTAAAGGAGGAAGATTGTTTGGATTAACAACAGAAGTTATATTAATGGGAGTAATAGCTCCAATAGCGTTTTTATTTATATCTATGTACATAGCGAGTAGATAATGAAATGTAGTGTATATAAATGTGACGCTAAACCTATGTACAATAAAGTAAATTATATGTACTTAGGTAAAATCTATGATAACTTACAAGTATACGAAATAGTTTGTAATTTTCATTACGAACATTACAGAAAGGTAAACAAATGACATATCAATTTGTAGACGAAAATATGAAACATGACATAAACGAATTAAGTGTATCATTTACATTTAGTGGTGATACTACTGTAGAAGAAGCAACTGAACAAATAGATAATTTAATTAAGTTAGCTGACAACGATACTACAATAAAGTTTATAGAACATGAACACGATATTTATAGAATATCACCATATAGTGAAGTGAGTGTTACTCCACTATAAGAATTAAAGTTACTTACATTGCTAGGTTTGACTCCTTTGTTTGCCTAGCCGTAGCCCATAATGTAGGTAGCTTATAGGGTATAGAGTGCCGAAAGGCAAGGGTTTGTTCGATTGTATTTTCCCTTTTCATGCTTTGTATCCTATAAGCTATCTATTAGTAGGAGTTATAAAATTCCCTGTTTGTTAACGACTGAAAATAGGTAGCTTGTAGCACATTATAATAACGTAAAGCCATAGAAGCTGGGAGTTAGCGATAGTGCTTAGTTGACGATACTAAGAACCACACTAGGTCGCCTTATAGGTTCGAATCCTATCATTATGGAAATAACTAATAGTGTGTTACAAGCTATTTAAGTGAACATAGTTATGCTTTTTTTTCTGTGTTCACCTTCGTTCCCACATAAAAAAATTTATGGGGAGGAATTAGCTATAAATAATAAACGACAAAATGAAAGGAAACTATGAACGAAATACATGTACATAATGTACCACGTAAAGAATATACTGTTCAAGTAGTATATGCTGGAA